TGTTATCTTCAAGATTATTATAATTAATAATCAAGCGATCTCCTGCAACTACACCTAATAGGTCTGCTGCAGATTGATTAAGACAATATTTATTCTCTTCAAGAACTACTTTAGGTTCTCCAGAGTCTAATGTCTTTTTATCCTCCTTGATTATCTCCGGAGAACCAATGGGTTTATACTCATTGGTCTCTGGATTATAATCAAAAGTACAGAGCATTTTAACGATCATTCGTTATAATATTTATTCATAGCTTCAACTACAAGTCCTAAATCATTAGGAATAAAATCTTCTTCAAACATTCCTTCTGGAGTCTTTGCAGGAATTTCAATCCCATCTACCCTCAACTTATGAGTATAAAATCCAAAAGAAGGAATACCATTTTCATCAAATTGAGGCTCACAATATAGAGTTATAGTAACATTTTCGAGTGGATCATATAGTTTATCCAACAATTTTCCAACACTTGATGCTTTATAACTTCTAATACCACCATCAGTCTCTATTGGTTCTGTATGCAACATCATAAATATATTTAGATCATCTCTAAGACTAGAACACTTCTGAATTATTCTTCTGAAATGATCTGCCAACTCGTTATATTTATCATATCCACGCTCTGAAGCTCTCTCAAAGAACTCATTGCGCATGAGGTATATACCATCATCAATGATAACATTTTTAACTCGTTCAAGCTTATTTACTTTGTCTAACAGTACAATAGTTTTGTCCCAAGAAGAAATCTTGAATAAATTTTTCTTCTCAGAATTATATGACTTGGCACTTCCCTTAAAGGGAAGTCGTTTACCTAAAACATTAATAACAATGGTTTCATCAGGGTTTAAAGACTTAATACTTGTACTTTTACCATGACCACTTGCTCCTAATACTACAACAAAATTACTCACTTTACAATGTAAATGTTAAGTTCTTAACTTCTGTATCTGCTAAAGTCCAATCTGGAGATTTGAATCTTTCGTAATCATTAATCTGATCTGGCTTAGGTAGCTCTTTAAAAATAGAACAATCACCATAATAACCCAAACCTACAGCAATATCTGAAGTACCAAATCGTGATTTTAATAGAATACAAGCTATGAAATTATGTCCAAGTTCCTTGATATTATATCCTCTATAACTGGATAACTTGAACTTAATAGGTGCATGTAATGCAATTACTACATGACTATCTTCATACATAGCTGCTGAATCTTTAAAATCTGAACTATCTGGTTCTTGCATAGATTGCTTTAGTCTTTCTGGATTATTTGCATTACGATTAAACTGCATAATATGAACTGGAGATATGTTATATCTATTTCTCATTTGAACTGAATAAGATGAAATTAAATCCATTTCTTCTTTCTTACTTCTGCCAGCAGAAGCACGAGTTAAGCTCATATGATCAATAAATACACATATAATTCTGTCAGGATTACTTGGAATATACTCACCTTCTTGATTGAAAGTTCCAAATCTTTGTAAATCCTTAATTACACAATTCTTATATCGTTCAGCATTGAGAATAGAATCATGAAATATTAGACGCTCATCTAATAAGTCAAGAAACTCTCCACATTGCTTTACTAATTCGTAATGATCATCAGTTAATCTAGTATCTCGCCCTCTAGAGAATAACTCTTTATACGTAAGCTGTTCTCCAAAGTGTTCATAGATATACATAGATAACAGTTTTGCATAAATTTGCTCTTGTGTCATCTCTAGATTAAACATAATGAAATATGGATCTCTATCTACTTCCTTTTCATTTTGGTAATCCATTAAAGGTTTATATATGAATGAATATAAACTAAAAGTACTCTTACCTACACCACTTTGTGCAGCAATAAGATAAGAGGTACCTGGCAATAGTCCATCCATATACAACTCTAATTTAGGTAAACCTATAGACAATCCTATATTTTTACCAACTCTACCTTTATCAATAAGATCAAATAAACGTTCTTTTCCTGTCATATAATTGTAGTAGTATCAAAGGACATAGTACCATTACCATCTTTAAGTTCTTCAATACTGTTCCACATTTTACTAATGACAAAATCAGCAACATTCATATTTAATAAATTACATCCATTTTCTTTTCCCCATGATATCAGTTCCAAAATATGTTTGTGTTTGTCTAAATTCCAGCCTATAGCTTTTCCATAAGCAAAATAAAAATCTTCCTCATTACTAAACTTCTTTGCATAATTCTTTAAGGGTGCTTCGCTTCCATTTATAATGGCTATGGACGGATAAGTGTTAAAAAATTCTTTGCCAAGTTCACCACTAAACTTACGATAATTGTGCAGAAAAGTTTTGTTAAATTCTATAGATTCAGGATCTAGAGTTTCACCAACATTCGGAACTTTGAAACTTTTATTTATAATTCCTTTCTTTTGTAGACTGATTAATAAATCTCTAATTGAAACACCGATAAGTTTACTAATAGAATAGTAATGCACCAAGTACTCTTGATGCCCTTCTTCGATGCTTGCCAAAAATAATAGTTCCAACAAAAATACTTCTTCAGCTGTTAATTTATAACGCTCCATTAAGTTTAATTGTTGCCCTAATTCTAGTAATTCCAATTAAATAAATAAGTTTAAATTAACAAATAAACTATCTATTTAACTGTAAATTGTTTAGCCTCCTTTCGGAGTGTGCACATTACATACGAAATTAAAACCTAAACAGCATTGATGTCTGTTTATTCTTCTTTTTGGTAAAATCTCTACCTTCTAGTAGATTTACAAGATTTTCTTCATCAATAGTAATGTAGTTATTTGAACCTACACTATTTTGAAACCATTGCTCTTCTACCGTACCCTTAATAACTAGATTAAAGATTTCTACAACCTTACCTTCTTGTGCTCTTAGAACTCTACCTCGACGTTGAGTTTTCACTGTCTTGCTACTATTCATTCCAAGAATAACAGCAACAGATAAAGAAGGATCATTAAATCCTTCATTTAACTTCATAACAGTATTTAAAGTACCCTCACTTTGGTTTATGAATTCTTCAAGAGTAA